GTTCTTGTAAAATTGTTAGTTAAGAAAAAGTGTCCTGTTGGAGTATCTTTTTCATAACGTATAACTGCGAAATTTTTATAAACTCTATTTAATTGAGATACTCTATTGGTTTCAGACGACTCATTTGTTGTCCCGCCTTTAACTATACCTTGCAGGATATCATCCATTGTAAGTATCAAAGCAGCCTGTTCGCTAAGACGGTTTTCTTTTGCTTGCTTTGCTTTTTGTTCGGGAGTTTCTTCTGGTTTTTTGCTTAATCCTAATAAACCACTAAATACCATTGTATCAATAGCTTGTGCAGCGGCGAGGGTGTTATCTGAAACACTATTTGCAACACTATCTACAATACTATTAAAAGTGGTTTCATTTGTTGCTTTGGTTATTTCTTTTTGACGACCTGCCGCTATCATACTTGTTATATATCTATCAACAATTATATTTGCATTTTTAACGGCCTCGTCGTAAAATGCTTTTCGTTCCGGAGTTAGAGAATCTATCATATTGTCAGGAACTATGGCATATGTATATTCTCCTCCCGCTTGTCCAAGCCAAGCATTTCTAATTTGAACTACTTTTTCAAGATTATTTAAATCTTTTAAAAACTCGCCACCATTTAATTTTGTTAAAAGCGTGTTATTAATTTGTGTAACTTGTTCTGGTGTCAAAGCCATGTTTTTAACCTACCATATATTGTAATATAAGATTCAAAGGTAACGGAATGTTTATTATATCACCAACTTGTATATGATTTTCAGTAGGTAATTGATTAAATTTAGCGATAATCCACCAATCACGGGAATCGCCATAATACTTCTCTGCTAATTTATAATATCTATCTCCCTCTTTCCAAATATGCTTAACGATGTTTAAATTTGCCATCTCTTCTGCTGTTGGAAATTCAAATCTTGGAGTAGAATATTGATTAATGAATTTTACATTCCTATTTCTAAAAACTTCTTTATAAGAATCTAAATCGTTATTATAGACTTTTCTATTTTTATATCTGTTTATCATAATTAATTAGCTATGCTGTAATTTTAGCTTCAGCTGCTCCCTGTTGAGCATCTTGTGTAGTTGTTGTAGCTTGAGTGGTAGTTGAAGTAGAAGGCTCTATTCGTTGTGGGGGAGGGTCGTTTGGGACATTATGAGGATAGCTGCCACTAACAATATTCACTCTTGGTACAAGCTTGCCAGATGAATCTATTTGATTTCCAAGTGAATGTTCATGAACGATTTCTAAATTCAAAGTTGCAGAAACTAATTTTGGTAATATTGTTGCACCTTCAATAAAAAATCCGCTATCAACCTTTGGCTTAAAATCAAAACTTGGGATATAGCATAACAAACCAGTTCTTAATGTTACATCATCACCTGTTGCCGTAACATTAGAAATCAAATTAGCAAATTTTACTCTAAACATCGGAGGAGAAGAAATAACTCTTGTTCCCAAAGCACCATTTGTATAAACTGGGTATAAGCCTCTTATAAGAAAATCTATATTTCTCATATTATCTTTGGCTACCTGTACAGATTCATTTGGAATATCAAATGATATGCTTATGTTTCTAGTTGTGCTTTTAAAAATAGATATTGGGTCCATTCTTCCATAAACTGATTCCTTTTTCCAATCAGATTTAAAAGAGTCTGTAAAATCAGTTATGAACGCAGGAAATTCTATTGTAGGTGTAGCACCAGAAAACGAACCATTCGAAAAAGAATATATCTGTATTTTATATACTTTATTAGTGTTGCTCAACAATGTCCCTAAGCCTTGTGCCATAATGTTTTCTTCCTACTTTACTTGTAGCTTCCTACTGGGCTAAATGTACCTGCTTGACGGCCCATAACCATGCCAACTAAGTCTTTACCATTTTCTATCTTTATTATTACTGGTGTTCCTGAAGCTAATCCAGTTGTAGAAGTACCACCAGAAGGAGCTATTCCTTTTATTGCTGCTACCAATGCATCTTGGTCTGATGCTTTAGAATCTTTTTGAGCGATGTGATAATCTTTTGCAGCAGCAACGAACTGCGTTGCTGCGCTTAATGATGGAGATTTATCAGCAGCAACAGTAATTGTTTCTGCAACTGTCTTTAATGTTGTTACTTTCGCATTAAATTCTTTGTTGTCGGGCATTTCCATAATCGCATCTGAAATATCTTTTATTGCACTAGAAATAGCGATTAGATTAGATATATTAGCAGTTTTGTCTACTAATTCACTTATTGATTTAACTAATAATGACATACCATACGCCGCTACTCCAATACCAGCTCCTACTAGCGCTATGGCAGCACCAAGCGCCAATAAACCGGGAGCACCAATTAAAGCAGCAGTTCCTGCTGCGGCAGAAGCAGTAGCAACGCCAGCTAACGCAACTGTTATACCATACATTGCTAGCGACAAAGCGCCGATTGCCGCTACGGCGCCCAAAATTTGCTCACCACTCAATTTAGAGAATGATTCAACTAATTGAGCAATTCCCAAAGCTGCCACTGCAATACCAACACCCACTAATGTAATAGCTGCTCCAAGAGCTAATATTTGAGTTGCAGACATAGTCGCAACAGTTCCCAATGCACCTATTCCTTGGCTAGCTAGATTTGAACCAGCGTTTATTTCTCCTCCAGCTACAATTGTTGTTTTTCCAGCTAAAAACGTTGATAATCTAAAGGCATTCATCAATTCTGTGATTTTAACAAATCCAAAAAATGCTGCCACCAATGTTGCAACAATGAGTGTGGCTTTAGGATATTCAGCCATTGTGGTAGCTATTGTTTTTATAATTTCTGCAATTGGTTTAGCGGCTGTCAGCAATTCATTCATTGCTAACATTAACTGTCTATTTGTGTCAGCGGCAGCTTTTTGTGACTTGTCTAATTCTTCTTGACTCGCTGCTTGTTTTTGCATTTCTGCACGCATTTCAGCAGAAGTATTACCAAACAATTTACCAGCTTCATTCATGTCCCTAATGCCTAATGAAGTAGCTATTGCTTTCTTTTCAAATTTATCTAATGAATCAAAATTTTTTCCCGATTGTTCAAACGAACGCTTCAACATCTCTACTCGTTCGCTCTCTGTAGCATTCAACATTTCTACTGAATTGAGATAATCTCCACCTAATATCGCGTTTAACTTACCTGCTTTTTCTGCTGCACCTTCAAAAGTGTCAAAACCGTCACCAACAATACCCATCAAAGTTCCCATCTCTATGCCAAGAGATTTAGCTTGCTTTTGTAAATCAATAAATACATTTACCGCTTGTTTGCCATATGCTGCTAATTGTGGCATAGCAGAACCAAATTCTTTTAACATCTTTGCTGGCGCTATTCCTGCGCCTATGGCAGAAGCAGCTAACTTATTATTTATTGATGCAACTTCATTAGCATTAACGCCTAACGATTTTGTTAATATGTTAAAGCTTTGAGCAGTAGTACCTGCATCAACGCCTAGATTAGCCATTTTAGCAGCATTAGCAGATAAATCTTTTTGTGTTTGTTCACTGAGATTGGAAAAAGAAGCCATGTTGGTATAAAGTGTACCAAAAGATTCACTCATTTCCTTATAACCAATACCATATGATTCAAAACCTTTACCAAAATCGGCAGTTAACGTGCTAACTTTACCAGTTGTTTTTGCAAAGTTTTCATTGGCAGTAACTACTTCTTTTACCATATTACCAATAGAAGAAAAAATACCATCCATGGTAAACAAAGAACGAATTTGTTCGCTGTATCCACCTGTTATTTTATTAACAAAAGATAGAATTTTTTCTTTAGATTGTTCAATTTTTTTTGTTGTTTCTTCTTGCTTATTTAATTGTTCATTTTGAAGTTTTAAACTTTTTAATTCTTCTTCTCTTCTTGTAACTATTTTAGCTGCTTTTTCTAATTCTTTGTCATCAGCTGCACCAGACTTTTGCTTATCTTCTAAAAGTTTTTTGCTAAATTCAAGACGCTTTTGAGCTATCTCTAAATCTAATCTAGCGGCTTTTTCACTGTCTTGTGTTAGCCTTCTTTCTTCTATTAATTCACCTATAGTTTCTCCTAGTATTTTAAGACCTTCTTTTCTTTGAACAGCAATTTGCTGCTCTAGTTCTAATTTTTGATTTAAAGAGCGAATTTCTTCAAGAGCCAATTCTTTCATATCTTCTGATAAAGCAAGATATTCTTCTTTTTTTAATCTTAATTGTTCTTGTAGTTCTAATTCTTTTTCTGTCGCCATAGATTTTTATCTCTCAAAACAAGGATTTACACAATAAATAGTATACAAAAAAAAATGAGCGAGAAACATTATTCTCGCTCAAGAATTACTTCTTCTTATATGCATCACTTTCCTGCTTTAATTGGTCTAGCAGTTTTTCTACAAACCATTTTCTTAAACCTATTGGCAGATTATAACTCTCAAAAAGCGAGAATCCGCCATAGTATTTAAGATAGAAAAAAGTTTCGTAGATACTTTGCTGATAATCACTACTTAAACCAAAAAAAGTCTGCGGACAGTGGCACCTCCAACTCGGTTTGAGTATCGCAAGACTTACAGTTAAAAGTATGACGCATATCTACACCTTTAATGGTGTTCTGATAGGTAGAACGTAAATATTTAGCATCTCTTGCTGGAAGAGCATTTAACGCATCTGAAATCATAGTTTTATCGTTAACATTATTGATAGAAATAACAGTCATTTTAAGTTGTTCTAACAAAAGTGAATCGCCTTCTGAAGAATTCTTTTTTGCTTCCGTAAGACGCATAATAGCTTTTTCGTCATAGCCATTCAATGCACGACATTTTACGTTCCATTTAGTTGCTGGAAGGGTTACGGTAAATAAGCCATTTTCATCTACTGATACTGGCTGCAATTGTTCGGCAGCGTCAACTTTTTCTAATAAGTTAAAAGTATGCTTGCTTTTCTCTCCACAAGATGGACAAGCAACTGTTGTTAAATAATCTGCTCCATAAGCAGATATACGTGCTGTAACAATAATTGCGTTACGGTCTTCTATTGTTAAAGTATCAGTATTGATTCTTTTATCAACAACCAATGATTGAATAAGCTTATCTAATGCCACCCCCTTTTTTAATAGATTTCGGGATGAAAGAATATCTTCTTCCTTAGCAGTCATCTGCTTAATTTCAATACTATCCTTACCATATAATGGATGATTTTGCGGATAGAATAAACCCTTAGAAGGAAGGGAGACAAACTCTGTTGGGACTATGAAGCTTAATGGTGCTGCTTTTACATCATTTGATTCTTCTAATTGTTGTGGTACAGTAACATCTTGATTGCTCATATCAGCACCAAGACGTTCTAAATTGTTTCGCATTGATTACCTACGCTTTCTTGTTTTAATTATACTTACGAAAAGAAAAATGTTAAATTATTATTTACTTGAATTAGAAGGAAAGCCGGGCGTTCCTACTCTTACTGGTTCTTCATTTTCTTTAGAAAGCCCCCTTGCTGCAATATTTACTTGTTCTTCTGGGGCATTTTCTAATTTCAAATTAGTTATATTACCATTATTATCAACATATCTAATATTTGCATTTATACCAGTATCAGCATTAACCATCCATTCCGCATAATCATAAGTTATTGTAAAAGAAATATCTACAAACCCATCATTCTCATATGACAATGAACCGTAATTTACGTTCGTAATCATAGGATTATATAATTTCCATTCTTCTATTCTTGCTCCATTGGCATCAACTTGATAAAGACTTAAATCCATACTTTTAGACATTAACTCTTTTGATAATTGATTTTGTTCTTTTAATTGGTCTTGTGTTGAATATGGGACAACATAACCATTAGTATCTAATCTTGCTTGCAGAACAGAAGCTAAATTATTTGCTTTATCTCTTGCAGAAACCATCTTAATTGTAATTGGTTGCCAAACGAGATTTTTTGGATAATTAAAAGTGTGGTTTAAAAGAACATGAGAAGTTGTTTCAATTTTATATTCGGGCTTAGAACACTCTTTTAGGGCAAAAACGTATTGCTCAATTAAATTATCACCAAAAGTAATATACCACCTATTTTGGCGTAATGGTTCTCTTAAGTTTGGGTTTGACCAAAATGCCATAATGGTGGTATATAAAACGTTAAATAAAAGCTACTATGGAATACCGGGGCTTCCTGCTGTGGGAATTTCTGGTTCTTCAGTTGTTAATATCGGAGTGTTTAGCTTTGCCCAATCATATCTTACAGTGCATGAAATTTCTACGATTTCTTCGCTGCTATAATCTAATGCACCAAATTGTACGCTAGTGAAGAAAGGATTATTTAATTCCCATTCTTCAATTTTTTCGCCGTCTGCGTCAACTTGTTGAATATAAATTTTTCTACCTAATGCACCAGCAAATTTATTTTTGCCGATTGTTGCACGTTGTTCTACGGATGTTCCTGCATTTTGTGGTACGCCGTAGCCAGCTGCCAACAATACGTCATTAACAAGTTGGTTAGCGTCTACTTGAGTAACAGAGGCAAAAGTCATATTTACTGCTTCCCATTCCAAACGACCGGGATAGTAAAAAGTATGATTTAAGTATTTGTGCGGAACTTCACCAATCTTTGCTTTTGGTTTATCAACCTTCTTTAAAGCATAAGAAATTTGTTGCAAATTTACACCAGCTGCTGGGAAAGTTACAACCCATCTGTGTGCTCTTTTAGGCTCTGTACCTACTGCGCTCCAAAATGCCATGTATTTATTCTCCTAAACGTTGCCTACCATTATTATATAGTAGGCAACTTAATTATTTACTTTAATCTGCGAAACTTGCACCAGTATTTGTGATTACGAAGTCAAGTGCGATAAATTCGATTGCACGGGTTGGTTTCAATAAAATCTTGGCATATACGATATTTCTATCTACCAAGTCTGGTGTAGTTGTTGTGTTGTCCAAGATAACACGATATTCAGAAAGACCAAAACGTGATTGAACGCTTGCAAGGAATGGTTCTGCTTGGTTCAAGAAGCGCTTCCAAGTTACTTCTACGTTTGGGTCAAACAATACTGTGCTTGCCATACGGCTAACTTCTTTCTTCAAGTAAATCATCAAACGACGAACGTTGATA